TGATTTGATTGATAAGAGTCTTTCTATACAAGAAAATTTGAAGTAATCGATTGTAAATATTAGAAAATACTGAATTTAAACATATTTATTGAAAAAATATAATCATGGCAGGTTTTACAGCATGTACAGACGAGAACTCTTATAACATATATACAGGTGACACAGAAACGGTACATCCCGTTGCAACTGTAGTTGTTTATGATGACGCAACTAGTGGTTTCACATTACAAAATAGAATCCAATGTGGAAGTGTAAAACTTGGTGGTGATGGTGTGTTTATGTAATTAACGAATTTTAAAAAACAAAAATATGGCAGATTTAAATCCTTTAGGAAGTGAAAAATTACAAGGTATGGACAAGATTAACCGTATCCTTGAAATTGCTCGTTATAACGAGTCTTCACAAAATGTAAATGAGAGTAAAGCCGACTATACAATACAATTAGCTGACGGTAAGTTTTACGGCATCGTAAATGAAAAGAACGGATATATCGTAAAATCAGGTATTAACGAATCAGAAATGGAATACCGTGAACCAATGCAAAACAGAAAGTATCACAAGTCGTATTCTCAAGCTATGAAGCAAATTAATTTATTAGCTGGTGAATTAAACAGGATTCATGAACACACCGAGAATATCAATATGATTGGTGAACAAAAGAAATTTGTTTTAAAGACTCCTGAGTCTAAAATGAGTGATATGGGTGACGCACCTGAAGCTTTACCATCACCTGAACCAGCACCTGAGGAAGGTGGTGAAGATTTAGATTTGGGTTTAGATTTGGACACACCTGAAGGTGAGGAAGAGTTAGATTTAGATATGGATTTAGGTGATGATGACTTAGGTGACGATTTACCTGAACCTAAAGGTGACGACGATGAAGACGTTTCATTTAAAATGATTCAAAAACTAACAGGTAAGTTAGGTCAAAAGTTAAGAACATTAGATTCTCAAGATGGTCTTTCATCTGAAGATATTAAGTACGTTTTAAATTCAGTTATATCTGCCGTGAATTTAGAAAACTTATCAGAAGAAGACTTAGAGGATGTTTTAGCTAATTTTGAAGATGAGGAGATTGATTACGGTGTTGAGGGAGAACTTGATATCGAAGCGGGTGATGACGAAGGTGATGAGTTAGATTTAGACTTAGATATGGGAGAAGAACCTGTTGGTGATGAGGAATTAGGTGAAGGATACGGAATCGAAGAAGTTGTAGATGAAGTTTTCACTGAGTCTAAAATCGATAAAGTATTATCAAAATATTTCATTATTTCTGAAGAAGAAAAGAAAGATACTGATAATAAGAACGTAATGAGATTTATCACAGAAAAAGTGAACAAGGTTAAAGTAAAGTCTGAACTTAAAGAAATGTCAGAGACTTTAGAGCAAGAATTAACCTCAGAGTTTATCATGAAAGAAAATAAAGGTTCTAAGTTCTTAGGTAAAACAAATAAGAACAACTTAGTATTCGAAGTAAATGGTAAGCAATTGAAAGTATCACCTAATGGAGAATTACTATGAGGTTAGTCTACGTCAACGAACTTGGTCCCAACTATAAAGGGGACAATATCTATGAGTTTATATTCTCTGACGTAGACGAAGTATGGGGTGAAGATTGGGATTCTGAACCAGCGTCAGGAAAACCTTTACCTCCAAACGTTGAATATATTAAGAAAGTTGGTGTTTTGAGAAACTCAGATGTTGAGTTGGAACTCGTTCAGAACTCTGACTTTTTTTCTGTTTATGATGCAGTAGAAGATGTTATAGCCTTAGGATGGGAGAAATCTGATTCTGAGTTTGTAGTTGATAGTAATTATAAAAGATTAGTCTTCAGATACGGAGAAACTGTAAAATCCGTAGAAGATAAACTATATGAAAGAGACATTGTCCTTTCGTATGAGAAAAGTTTTGTAAACCATGAAGGATAAAGAACAAAAAATAGTAAGACTTCTTGAGGAGGGTTTCTCGTATGAGACTATTAAAAAGATGTCTAATTTACATATTAATAAAATCTATGAAAGTTTGGATGAGGTTGAGACATATAGTTCCAAAACACAGGTTTTTGACCCAAAAAATGAAACCGATAGAAAACAACTGGATACGGTAGTAAATTCATCAGATAAAAAACAAGTTACTACTACGGACCAAGGTAAGATTGCGGTTACGACAAATAGTGGTGAAGTATCTGAGGATGATGTTGACAACATTCACCCATTTAAAGGACAACAAACACAAGAGCCAAAACAGGTCGGTCCCTCAACTGACGATGGAGATGATAACTACCAAGATGGTATGGACTTATTTGAAGACATTGACGAGGACGCTGTTATTGAAGAATTATTCGGCAGTTCAAAGAAAAAAATGAAAACACCTATTACAACATTAGGTATGTTTGAAGAAACTAAGGAAGAAAAAGTTAGACAGATTGAAGAAAGTATTGTATCTTTGATTAAGAAATCACAAGGTACGATGTTGACTAAAAAAGATGTATTGTCGGAACAACCTAAAATTGCACCTGCGGAACCCACGGTAAAACCAGGTGTAAAACCAAAAAGAGGGACTCCTTACAAACCAAAACACAGTCCAAAACCTAAAGCAGGTACTGAGGTTAAACCGGCGAGACCGACAGTTATGCCGGGGGTTAAACCTGAAAGAGGGACTCCTTACAAACCAAAACACAGTCCAAAACCTAAAGCAGGTGAGGAACAAGGTTTACCTGAATTCCTTAAGTTTAATAATCTAAATATTAAATTCAGAGATGAGTAAGTTGAAAGAACAAATTGAATACGATGGTCCCGAAAGAATGGACCGTGAAATAGAGAGAAAAATTTCAAGTGGTGAGACACCTCTATCTGATAATCCCGGTTTACCTGGTAAGGAAGAGGATGAGTTTGATAACTCATTTGCTGAATTAATTGCTTCTGAAAGATTTAAAGAAGTAGTTGAAAAGGTTAAGCGTTACACAGGTATGAATGACGTATCAGGTCAAAACGCTTTTATGCAACTTCAGATGATGTTGATGCAGGCAGTACAGGAGGTTAAATCAATTGAATCAAATAATGAAGGTATTTTAGAACAACTAGCCGTTGATTTGGTTAAACAAGAATTGTCTTTACCTGATGATGCCTTTCAGTATGATGTTGAATTGACATCTATGCCGGGTCAGATAGACACATCTCAGATGATTTCAGAACCTGAAGAAGTTGATGACGAAGAAGTTCAACAACAATTCGGTGTAAGTTCGGATGAAGCCGAAGATGACTTAGAAAACTTCATGGCAGCCTTTGAAAAGTTCGACTTAGAAAAAGCGAAGAGAAGATTCATTAACTCATTAATTCAGGGAGCATCTAAGAAAGGTCACTATATGTTCCACTTGGTTGAGGAACAACTTAATAATCTTGACCCACGTCTACTTAATCTTTATGGTGTGTTGATGTCTATTAACGATTTGTTGTATTGGATTATGCCCGACCAAATGATTATGTCAGCGGCAGGGGAAGGTGAAGGAGTTCAAGGTTCTGAAGAAATAGACGATACTACAGACCCACCAACAATTAAAGCTAAAGGGTTGTTTTTCCCCGTTCTTATACACGAACTCATTAAAGGAGTGTACGAAGTGTTAGGTACACAAGGTCTACCTGATGACCCTAAAGCTGCAGATATGGTTATGGGTCAGACAGATACACTTCCTTACGAAGTGTGGGACTTGAGATTAGGACCCGTTATTTGGAGGAAGTTTACAGAGGCATATCCTGAAAGACTATATCAAGATGATATGAGAGAAATTCAGAATTACCTCTTTTCAAGATTTTCAACATTGTCTACTGACGAATTTTTCGAAGTTGCAAGGATGATTCTATCAGGTTCAGATGAAGGTAAACAATTAGTTTCCAAGATGGTTGATGAGATTGTTGACGAACTAAAAGGTTATGAATATGAGGATGCAATGTCACAGTATAGTGATGACGACGATGACGACGATGATGGCGGACTTTCAGACTTGTTAGGTGATTTAGGTATTTCTTTAACATAAATTCTTACTAAAATGTCTATATGGCGTTAACAAAAGAAAAAGTATTATTAGAGTATGCGAGGTGTGTGAAAGACACCTCGTATGCGTTAAGGACGTATCTACAAACTTACGACAATACACAATCAAAGTATGTCCCACTAAGGTTATTTCCTGACCAAGAAAGTTTAATAAAGGACTACGACACTTATGAGGAAAACATTGCACTTAAATACAGACAAGCGGGTGTATCTACAGTAACCTCAGCATGGGTATCAAAAAAGTTAATTACAGCTTCTAAAACAAAACCTGAAAAGATTCTAATAATTGCAAATAAACTTGACACCTCTGTTGAGATGGCAAGTAAGATACGGGCATTTATTGAACAATGGCCAAGTTGGTTTGGAGTGAAGTTTTCAAATGAAAAAAATTCACAAAGACATTACAAACTTACAAATGGATGTGAGGTAAAGTCAGTTGCGACCTCTAAAGACGCACTTAGAGGTTACACACCTACAATACTTGTATTCGATGAGGCGGCGTTTATTGAAGCGGATAATGATTTCTGGTCCGCGTGTATGGCCTCGTTGTCTACAGGGGGTAAAGTAATTGTAATCTCAACACCTAACGGTTTTGATAGAATCTATTACTCTATATACGACCAGTCATTAAGAGGTATGAACGATTTCAAAATTACTGAAATGTATTGGTATCGTGACCCCCGATATGCAAAAGACTTAAAATTAATTAAGTGTAATGATATCGTACATTATATGTTGAATAGGGAGGATTATAACGATGATGAAATAATTATCGATTACACGTCCATAGACCCTATGGAACGAAACTTCGAAGAAATAAAAGAGAAGTTTTTAGAGGGGTACAAACCATATTCTAGCTGGTTTGAGGGTATGGCTAAAAAACTTAAGTTTGATAGACGTAAGATTGCACAGGAATTGGAATGTAATTTCTTGGGTTCAGGTGATAATGTAATACCTAATGATACTATCGAGAAAATTAAGGAGAATTTTATACGTGACCCTGAGAATAAATTTATGGGTGGTGCACTATGGCAATGGAAAGAGCCTGTGGTAGGTCACAAGTACATTATGGGTATAGATGTTTCTCGTGGTGATAGTGAGGACTTCACAACATTCTGTATTATAGACTTTGATGAAAGAGAACAAGTATTAGAGTATTTAGGTAAAATACCTCCTGATGTCGCTGCAGAAGTTGCTTACAAATGGGCTACTATGTATTCCGCGTTTATAGTGATTGATATTACAGGGGGTATGGGGGTATCTACTGCACGTAAACTTCAGGAGATGAATTATAAAGATTTATATGTTGAAGGAACTAACGCTGCTGATAAGTGGAAGTACAACCCTAAAACAGTTGAGAAGATACCAGGACTAAACTTTAACTCAAAAAGGGTGCAGATTGTTGCCGCTTTTGAAGAGTCGTTAAGACATAATTTTATAGTAAGGTCTTCTCGATTAATAAACGAGTTAAATACATTTGTATATATAAACGGAAGACCTGACCACATCAAAGGTCAACACGATGATTTAATTATGGCTATGGCGATGGCGATATATGTCGGGGAGAGTTCATTTACTAAACTTGAAAAGGTTACCGAACAAACAAAAGCAATGATGGAAAGTTGGATGGTTAATGAGACTCCTGTTAAGAACTCATCTAAAGACTTTAATCCCGGTTTACCTGTAATGCCCAACACAGGTCATCACAGACCTAATGGTGTAACGAGAGAGGATTATAACGAATATAGTTGGTTATTTGGTGGTAGGAGAAGATAACCTTTAATTAATTCGGGTAAAGTTTATATTTATCTAAAAAACTATGGCGGAAAACAATAACTTTACGATTTGGCAAAGACTAACCAAAGTTTTTGGTCCTGATTCAACTCTTGACCAACAAGCCCCAGTATATAACTTCGATAGACAACAAATACTCAAAACAACTGATAAAAAAGAGTATGAGAGAGAGAAGTTACAAGCACAACAAACACTTTATTTAGGACAACAATGGCAAAAGATTGAGAACAATCTTTATACTCAAGCCGTTTACTATGAACCGACTCGTTTAGCCTCTTTCTATGATTATGAAAGTATGGAATACACTCCTGAGATTTCTGCCGCCTTAGATATATACTCAGAAGAATCTACCACACCTGATGAAGATGGTTATATGTTACAAATTTACTCTGAGAGTAAAAGAATTAAGTCTGTGTTAGGTGATTTATTTAATAACAGATTAGATATTAATACCAACCTTCCTATGTGGACAAGAAACACATGTAAGTATGGTGATAACTTTGTTTACTTAAAGTTAGACCCTGAAAAAGGTATTATGGGTGCACAACAGCTTCCAAACATCGAAATTACGAGACAGGAGAGGGGTATGAAGATGAAGCCTGAACGTAATTCTACAGACACAGAGAATGATGCGTTGAAGTTCATATGGCAAAACAAAGATATGGAGTTCAATACGTGGGAGATTGCTCACTTTAGATTATTAGGTGACGATAGAAAACTACCATACGGAACTTCTATGTTGGAAAAGGGTAGGAGAATTTGGAAACAGTTGATACTATCAGAAGATGCTATGTTAATCTACAGAACGTCGAGAGCACCTGAAAGAAGGGTCTTTAAAGTTTTTGTTGGGAATATGGACGACAAGGATGTTGAACCATATGTAAATAGAGTCGCGAATAAGTTTAAGAGAGACCAAGTGGTCGATTCAAACAACGGTAATGTTGATTTGAGATATAATCAGATGGCAGTCGACCAAGACTATTTTATTCCTGTTAGAGACCCTAACGCACCTAATCCGATTGATACATTGCCAGGTGCTCAAAACCTATCTGAAATTGCAGATATAGAGTATATTCAGAAAAAACTATTAACATCCCTAAGAGTACCTAAGGCATTCTTAGGTTTTGAAGAAGTTGTTGGTGACGGTAAAAATCTTTCTTTACAAGACATTCGTTTTGCAAGAACCATTAATAGAATACAAAAGTCTATGATTCAGGAATTGAATAAGATTGCTATCATACACTTATATCTCTTAGGTTTTGAGGATGAATTAGGTAACTTTACTTTAGGTCTAAGTAATCCATCTACACAAGCAGACTTACTTAAGGTTGAACAGTGGCAACAAAAGATACAATTATATAGAGATGCCGTCAGTGACCCTGGTAATGGTATACTACCTGTTTCATCATCATGGGCTAAGAAACATATCTTAGGGTTTAGTGATGAGGAAATAAAGTTAGATTTACAACAACAGCGAATTGAAAAGGCGGTTGCAGGTGAGTTAGAAAAAACTGCGGAAGTAATCAGTAAGACTGGTGTATTTGCGAATATTGACAAATTATATGGTAACAAACCCGGTGAGGGTGGAGACGCCGAAGGTGGTGAAACTACAGATTCAGGAACAGGTGATTTAGGTGGTGACTTTGGTGGTGGTGGTCTCGGAGGTGACCTCGGTGGAGACTTAGGTGGTGACCTCGGTGGTGATGTCGGTGGTGATGTCGGTGGAGATGAAGGGGGTGGTGAAGCACCTGCAGATGAAGCGCCAGTTGAAAGATTAGTGAGAAACAAAGACTTAGACCTATTAGTGGAAGACGACCTAATTAAAGGTAAAAGTATATTAGATTTATCTAAAGGAAGAACATCTTTAGGTGAGATTGAAAAAGAGTTGAACACACTTTTAGGAGATTAAAGGTAGAATAATACCTTTTACATGATATTTATTTAAAAAAATATCATGACATCATTCGGTACAATCAAAACTAAGATAGAAAGGTTATTTGAATCCACTTACGGGAAACCTGAATTTAAGAATCATATGAAGTCATTCAAAAAAATGGTTCTTGAAAATAATAACATAGGTGAAATATACTACATCTACGATGAATTATCATCTAAAAAAGGATTAAGTGAGGATATTGTCGATGAATACATTTCAGAAAGTTTTGAGCAATTAAGGAACCTAATAGATACTAATCAGAATAAAATTGAGTCGTTAAAAAATTGGATTGATGAGTTAGTTTTAGAAACTACTAATGATTATGAAGATATTGATTTACAAGTCTATACAAAAAATGTAACTAAAAATTTAGAGTCATTACTTGAGTCAAAAAATAGAATTAAAAAAAATCTACTTAGTTCTGAGGTTGTGGAGGTAAATGAATCGACACTTAACATACCGATATCATCGATGTTACAAATCGCAACAAAAACATTTAATAGTGAGTTTTCTAATCTTAATGAGGAAGAAAAAAAAGAGTTTAAATTCTTCACTTCATTGAGTGAAACAGATTTAAAGACAGAGATTGAAAAGTCGAAGAGTCTTGTAACCGAAAAACTAAACGTTACCTTGACTGAGTCTAACGATAGTGAACTAAAAGAAAAGATTCAAAAGACTTTGAATAAAATAAACGAAACCAACTATACCCTTACTTCGCTTTACAGACTTAAGCAATTAGAGAGGGGGTTATGATGAGAAGATTCTTTACCTCATTATTAGGTGACGTTGATGGTCAAAAATCATCAAAAAGGTTTGTTACCATAATCGCATTTTTCATGATGTGTATTGCCTTCGTCGCTAACATTTTTATGGATATACCGTTACAAAAATACGTATGGGACGGTATGATGTATATTGTAGGAGCGGGTTTAGGATTCACCACACTTGAAAAATTTTCAAGAAGTAAAGGAGTCGAAGAATAATGTCAGACAGAAAATATCTTAAGTGGTCAAACACAACGTTAAATGACGCTGACCAGTATGGTAATGTTTGGACCGCCAATAATATCGGTAACGTACCGTATGGTGATTTAGGAGGATGGTACATAGGTATCAACCCTCCAGTAGGTGGATATACATGGTATAGATATGATACGTCAGGAAATGGTCCGTGGATAAATTGTCCTTCAGGAGACACACAATTAGTAAATTTTTATAATGCAACCATGGGTACATCGTTTTCAAACGTACCTCAAGTTGCTGACGCAATTGCAGAGAACAACAATCAATTATTAGATGGTGACGTAGTAAGAGACGGATTACTTCTGTATATGGACCCAAACAAAACTTCATCTTATCCTGGTACCGGTACTGCAGTAACAAACATTGCACCATCAGGTAGTACTAACAATATTGATGGAACTTTAACTAACGCATCAATGTGGGTTAATCCCGGTGGAGGTTCACCTGCTTACTTTAGAGTTGAGACTGACGATTCATCCAACATAAGGGTATTAACCTTTGATAGTCAAATATCGAGAGCGGGAAATGGGGACTCAACAATTCTATTTTATTGGTGGAGTGACTATAACGGAGGGAGTCAGTATTCTAACTCTCAAGCATTTTTCGGAGGGGCATATGTCGACTATATGGCGTTAAGGTCTTTAAATGGTAGTACTACAAAGTACTGGCCCGAGGCGGAAACGAACGGTATAGGTGAACCTGAGGGTAACCATGATTACTTTGCGAAGGACGGGGATGGTGCAGTATTTGATGTAGGTGAATGGAACAGCTGGGTTTCTATATTTGACAGTGGAACCGCAAGTAACTGGTATAACGGAGTTGAAAATTCGAACACCTACAGTCTAGGTTCAGCAACATCTCATAATATTAGTAGATTAGGGTCCACATCTACAGGAAATTGTTCCCCACCTTCAGTTTGTAGAGGTGGTGATATAAGAATGGGAGCTCTACTAATTTACAACAGAGTTTTAAGTGATGCTGAAATAAGAAAAAACTTGGACATCTTCGACCAGTGGTATTCTAACTCTTAAAGGTCGTTCCTTTTCTTGTTCACGTAAATTGCTTTCTTCTTTTCCTCTCTCTTTTTCACTGAATCTTTGGTGTACTCCTTATTTTCATTAAGATTTTGAATCTGCTTAGTCTTATAAACCTTGTATTTATAATTCTTCAAAGCGGCTTCGATATTTTTATTTTTTACCTTAATAATTAACATTCAGAGTATTTATCTATCAATAAATATACGTTTTGACATATAACAACAAATATACTATATTTTATTTAAATCAATAAACTTTAGAAGTATGGATTTATATGAAAAAAGGAAAAACATCACAATTAAAATTATTCAGTGATGCTAAGTGCCATTACGGTACAGTAGATGCTAAAAATTTAAAAACTGTATACGTAGTTTTACAGTCATGGGTAGAACCCATAAGGGAGTTTGAAAATTGGGATAGAGCGACAGGAACAATGGAACGTAATATAAAACACGTACTATTAGAGGTATTGAACCCCGAAATATTTGAAAAACACAATATAGTGGATTTGGATTTGAGGAGTAGTGGAATACAGAAAGGTAAGAGAAGTTTTATGAATCTTGAAATTACGTTATACCTCAAAAATCATCTCGAATTTAAGTCCCCAACATTAAGAGATAATGTCAAAAAAGTAATACAAGCGGTTTATACTGATTGTTTACGAGGTATGAGATATTTCGAAATACACAAGAGTAAAACGACAAAAGAAGTGGTCTGACATATTTATAAAGAAAAAAACATGAAGATTTTAGGACCAAACGATTCAGGTAAAGGGATTTTAGTAGAGTGGGATGCGGGGTTTGTAAATCCTAACGACAGTCGTAATGCACAAGTTATAAAAGAATCTTATGGTCAATTAGACCATTCAAAACCTTTTGAGTTTTATGCAACGTTACAGAAATACGATACACCGAATAGAAACGGTAGAGTATACCCTGAAAAGATTTTACGTAGAGAAGCTGACGTATATAAGAAAGCCATCGAAAAAGGTTTATCAATCTCTGAACTTAATCACCCCGAATCTTCATTAATTGATTTGGACCGTGTATCACATTTGATAACTGATATATGGTGGGAAGGTAATACTCTTATGGGTAAGATTAAATTATTGACCTCACCAGGGTTTCATGAAAAAGGTGTGGTATCTTGTCCTGGTGACCAAGCAGCTAATCTAATGAGACAAGGAGTAACTATGGGTGTTTCTTCTCGTGGTGTTGGTTCACTTGTAAAGAAGGGGGAAAGAAACGAAGTACAGGATGACTTTGAATTAATTTGTTTTGACTTAGTTTCATCTCCGTCTACACCAGGTGCGTATCTATTCTTAGATAAAAATGATAAGGGTAAATATGAAGAAAGTTTAGAAGAAGAGACTCAGTTAAGGGCTCAAGAACCAAAGATTGATGGTGGTTTAGGTAAAAGTGTTGACTTAATGAAAAGACTTTCCGATTATTTAGGGTATTAAAACTTTAAATTAAAAATTATGGACGAAAAGTATTTTGTGGCAAAAGTTCAGTATGACCTCCCTGATGAGAACTCAGGTAAAATAAAAAAGGTACGTGAGGAGAAACTTGTTAAAGGTTATAATGTAACAGATGTGGAATCTAAAGTTACTCAAAACTTTAAAGACTTTGTTTACGATTGGAGAATCACCGCGTGTGTTGAAAGTAAGATTGACGAGGTCTACGAATAATATCGTATGTAGAGACGAAAAAAATTAAAATCGGGTTAATACCCGATTTTTTTTTGCTTAAAGTTACAAAAAAAACACTTTTTTCATGTTTAACATATTTATATGATAACTATAATAAACTTTTTTGCAAAAAAATAAAATGGCAGACAAAAAAAACTTAGTTGAAGAAGCTTTATTGCAGATGGAAAATCTACAAGAAGCCATTACTAATAATGCAAAAGGAATACTTGCTTCTACTATGAAGGAAGAAATCAGTGAACTAGTAAAAGAATCTCTCGAAGAAGAAGAGGTTGAAATGTCTGAAACAGAAACTGAAGAAGAAAACGTTGAAATGTCCGAACAGGAAGAGGTCGACGTTGATATGGAAGTTGATGTTGAAGACGAAGAAGGTGACATGGAAGACACCCTTGAAGACTTAGGTCTTGATATGGGTGGTGACATGGAATCTGATAACGACGAAGAGTTGGAAATGGGTGATGAAGAAATGTTAATGACTGACTTACCTGGTGACGACTTAGAAGTCGATGATGAAGAAGAAGTTCTTTTACCTCTCGATTTAACTGCAGCTTCTGACGACGAAATCTTAAAGGTATTCAAAGCTATGGGTGAAGATGACGGAATTATCGTAAAACAAGACGGTGACGATGTTCATTTATCTGATGCTGAAACCGACGCTGAATATGTTATTCAGTTGGGTGAGTCTGAAGAAACTGACGAAGCTATGGGTGACCACTTAGGTGAGGAAGACCACATGGAAGAAGGTGAATACAAAGAAGAAGACCACATGGAAGGTGAATACAAAGAAGAAGACCACTTGGAAGAAGAAGTAGTATACGAAATCGAGATTGGTGAGGAAGAAGAAGCTCACGAAGAAGAAACTCATGAAGAAATGGGTGAAGGTGAAGAAGCACACGAAGGTGAAACCGAAGAAGGTGAAACTAAGGAGGCTAGAACTCACGGTGAGTTAAGAAAGGCTCCACCAAAGCATGAATCAGAAACTACTAAAAAGTATGCTTCTGATAGATTCAGACCTGCGGTGAGAGAGAATAAAGAATTAAAAGTTGAAGTTCAACAACTAAGAGAAAAGAACGAAGAGTACCGTAAGGCACTTAACGTTTTCAAAACTAAGTTGAATGAAGTTGCAGTTTTCAATTCTAATTTAGCTTACGCTACTCGTTTGTTTACTGAGCATTCTACTACGAAGCAAGAGAAAATAAATATTTTAAGACGTTTCGATGGTGTCGAGACTCTTAAAGAATCAAAGTCTCTTTATAAGACAATCAAAGAAGACTTAGGTGGAAAAGAAACTAACGTTGTTACTGAATCAGTACAATCTAAGGTTACTAAAACTCCAACTAAGGGTTCTGCGAACAATCTTATCGAGAGTAAAACTTATGAAAATCCTCAGTTCTTAAGAATGAGAGATTTAATGAGTAAATTAAAATAAAAATAAAATTCCTTAAAAAATATTAAAATGGGAGCATTATTAGAATCAGGTCTAGTTGGTAACATCGGTCTTAAGCACCTCAAGGTTATCAAGGAGGACACAATCAACAAGTGGGACAAGTTAGGGTTCCTCGACGGTCTTAAGGGACACGTTAAAGAAAATATGGCTCAGTTATATGAGAACCAAGCATCATATTTGATAAACGAAGCTGCTGCATCTGACAGTTCAGGTTCTTTCGAAACAGTTGTTTTCCCAATCGTAAGAAGAGTTTTCTCTAAGTTGTTGGCTAACGATATCGTTTCAGTACAGGCTATGAACCTACCAATCGGTAAGTTGTTCTACTTTGTACCAAAGATTCAGAACAGAAACACTGATGGTACTCACGTAAAACCATTCGGAGCACCTAACGGTCCTACGACTGCAGATTCAAACTACGACACAGGTAAGAACTTGTATGACCGTTTCTACGAGGGTGATACACCAAACTCTGACCCAGCTGGATTGTTTGACTACTCAAAAGGTGCTTTCACTGCTTTAACAGCTGAATGTGCATTAAAAGTATGGGGTAGTGATGGTACATTAAGTGCCGCTACTTCTGGTGATTACACAGGTGAGACAAGGTCAATCATTGTCGCACTTTCAGGATTCTCTTCAGCAGGTGCTGGTAAGTTAATCGGTCCTGACGGTCAAGAAATGGACACTGAAGACTTCTTAGCTTCATTGGAGTTAGAAACTGAGCTACCTACAGACCCAACATACTGGAACTTTAGAGTTGTTACTCAGGTTTACGGTAAGGGTATTGTTCAGTACGGTCAGAAGGCTACTGCATCATTCCCAGGTTCAGGTCCTGGTGGTAAGTATGACGATATCTGTGACGAAACAGGTGTTATCTACTTACAATTAGACACAACAACAACAGTTGGTATTGGAACTAACGATTCAATCGACGGTTACTCAGGTACTACATTTAGTTCTCAACCTACTGTTACTGCACACTGGAAAAGATACGAGACATTAGAATTTGAAGACGCTATCGGTGAAGTTTCATTCGACCTAGACGCTGTTACTGTTTCTGTTACAGAAAGAAAGTTAAGAGCTCAGTGGTCACCAGAACTCGCACAAGACGTCTCTGCATTCCACAACATCGACGCGGAAGCTGAATTGACAGCATTGTTGTCAGAGCAGGTTGCGGCAGAGATTGACCGTGAGATTTTAAGAGACTTAAGAAAAGGTGCGGCTTGGTCATTAAGATGGGACTACAACGGTTGGAAGAGAGTGAACAACGGTTCTGTCAACTACAACCAAAAGGATTGGAATCAGACGTTGATTACTGCAATCAATCAGATTTCTGCACAAATCCATAAATCAACTCTAAGAGGTGGTGCTAACTGGATTGTTGTATCTTCAGAGATTTCAGCAATCTTCGATGACCTTGAGTACTTCCACGTTTCAAACGCGGCTCCTGACCAGGACAACTACAACATGGGTATCGAAAGAGTTGGTACATTATCAGGTAGATATCAAGTTTACCGTGACCCATACTTCCCACCAAACACAGTATTGTTGGGACACAAGGGTTCATCATTACTTGACACAGGATATGTATATGCTCCATACGTACCTCTACAGTTGACACCAACAATGTACAACCCATTCAACTTTACACCAATCAAGGGTATCATGACAAGATACGCTAAGAAGATGGTGAACAACCGTTTCTACGGTAAGATTACAGTTGATGGTGTTAGAACATTCGACCTAAGAGAGTTAAGATAATAGTTATCTTAAACATACAAGAAAGGGAGACTTCGGTCTCCCTTTTTTATTTCTTACATTTTCTACAATTAGCCCTTTCAGATTTACATATCTTAGAATTCTCACCGTATAACATACATCTTAAAATTGTAAGTTCTATTCTATGTCCTTTAAATTGGTCATCATCATGAGCCTTGTGACCATTTAATATGGCCGATGTTATTTCGGATTGTAGAAGAATGATTCTACTCGAAATTTCACTCTTGGTCATCTCCCGTTTCTTCCTTTGGTAGTGGTTGAGGTGTGGTTAAGACTCTTATCGCTTTTGATACGACTTCAGACTCTTCAATACCATATAGACCTCTATTGTGTGCGTGGCGAGTTGCATGAACCAAACAGAAAAGGGCTTGGTCAATATTCATATCATCGATGAATTTATTCAACTCGTGAGGTTCTTTGTAATTAATTGTATTAAATAGTGTATTTACGTTTTCGTTTTGTTCTTCCATAATAAATGATATTTACCTAATATTTATAAAATAACTAATAGAAAGTCAAATGGATAATTACATTTTATCAGAAGATTTAGCAGTATGGTTCGGTAAAAAGAAGAAAAAGAAGGGTTCTAAACAACCTAAGGGACCATGGGTTAATATTTGTAGAAAAAAGAAAGGTGGTGGACATCCATCTTGTGGTAGAAAAGACGCAGATAAAGGTGCTTATCCAGTATGTAGGGCTGCTGGAGTTGCTTCTAAAATGTCACAATCAGCTAAAGATTCCGCTTGTAGGAGAAAGAGAGAAAAAGAAAAGAAAGACCCTCAGTCAGGAAAGGGTCAAAAACCAACAAGAATTAAAATTAAGAACTATAAAAAGAAAAAGTCTAAAAAGAACGAATCTATGTATATTAAAAACATTATTAGAGAAAGTATTAATAAGTCGATATTAAATGAAATACAAATCTCTGAAGAACTACAATATCACTTTGATAATAATTTATCTATTACAGATAATGCGTTTAGGCACGGAAGTGAAAAATATTTTGACATTATAAACGAAGCTAGAGAACTTTATAATAACGGGTACAGATTTAATAATTTCGACCAAGAAATTTTAGAGTCTGAAGCAGGAACTTTCGTAACATTAAAAAGTGGTAAAACCGTAGCTTTAGACTTCCCTTTTGAATATGAATCATTAAATGAGGCTGAGTATAAAGGTAAAAAGGTTTCTCTAAACAAACCTAAGTCAGGAGGTTCGAAAAAATGGTATGTGTACGTAAGAAACCCAAAAACGGGTAAAATTAAAAAAGTCAGTTATGGCTCTCCAACTATGACTGCTAAGTGGAATGACCCTAAAGCAAGGAAATCATTTGCTGCTAGACATCAGTGTGCTAAGAAAAAAGATAAAACAAAGGCTGGATATTGGGCGTGTAGAGCACATAAAGATTTTGGTAAGAATGTATCAGGTAGATTTTGGTAATGATATACTCACAAGAAAACATTACTGTTAATAAATTCAAACGAGTTTTTTCTCAAGATATACCTGAGAAAGAACTCGTTTGGCATAGAGATAAAGAGAACCGTTTAGTTGAAGTTCTCGAAGATACCGATTGGTACTTTCAGATGGATAATAAATTACCCATTCCCTTGAAAAAAGGGGTCACATTTGATATACCGAAAGAGACCTTTCACAGAGTTATAAAAGGTACTACGGACTTGATAATACTTATAGAAGAGTATTAACGTTCGTGAGGCATTTTAACTTTTTTAAAAGAGTAAGTTGAGTCACTGTAAGCTTTAGGGTGAGTCTCTAAAAAATAATCGATTGCTCTATCGAATGTTGCTGCTTCAGTTTCCGCAATTAGACTGTCTTCTTTAAAAAGTTGATACGTATTGTAGTTAACTCGAATCATTTTCAGGAAGTTTGTTACAAAGATAAGGTTTATTTCTTACCCGAACAATATTTTCCTGAACATCTTTTTTTACCGTCTAATCCTGGCATAGTCCCCTTACATACTTGTACTGCGTAACCGTTAGCGTATGCTGATGGATAAACCTCGAATTTAGACTGAGCAGCTTTTTTACCACGAGAGCAAAGTTTAGTGTCTTTTTTCTTAGACTTTTTCTTCTTTTTCTTTTTCTTCTCTAGGATAACCTGTTGTATCATTTCAACAAGTTGTTCTTCTGTTAGTCTTAATATACTCATTTTTTATTAACTATTTGAAACTTTAGTTCTCGTTTATAGGTATTAACCTCTCTGTCTGTGACGACTTTGATATCAACGAAATATTCATTCGGGATTTTATCTTTTGTATCAAAAATGAAGTAGTAACCATTAGGGGTTCTATTAATTGAAGTCCAATCTTCAACTTGAACTTCGGTATTACCCTCTCTCACATATATTCTGTAATATGCGTCTACTTGTGTTAATACTTCATTGGTGGTGTATGCCTTTTTAAGGACTACATTAACTTTTCTTGTATCTGTGTTGAGAATTTTTTCGTCTCGTTTGATTCCATAGAAATCAAATCCGTAGATACTTGGCTCATTATCCTCCATTCCGATTTGATATAAATCAGAGAGAGGATTCATGACGAATTGGTTCTCTACTGTGTTAAGGGAAACACCGTCTATTTCAATACCTTTCCAGTTATCATAAAAGATACAAGGTACTGAGTCAGATGTTAATCCACTTACAGTTACTTCATACACACCTTTTTGAATCTCACATGTCGTTAGACCTGTAAATCCATCTACGGGGTCACCATTTGAATCTAAAATATCTACGGTTGGGTTTGAATCAAATCTTTGGGGGACTCCGTATTTGAATGAATATAAATAAAGTTTATTATTTCTCTTTTCGAAGAAAGTATTTCTATCATCTTGTATTAAGTCATTGAATGACGTTTCCAAGAATGGCTCATAAAATGTTTGTGTGTGACGAGAGAAGAATCCCACTGAGTAGTTTTCCGTGAGTCCTGTTATATTTTCAACATCGGGTACAAATGCAATACCCCATCCGGTATAACCTGTTGTTGAACCTGTGAGAATATCATTTATTTCATTAGTCATATCGAATTCGATATCCTCATTTCCAAATTCAAAGTGTTGAGTATCTACTATAGTCAGTGCACTGTAATTAAGACCCGTTAAACCACTTAATGAGTTTGTGTTGTCGTAGATACCATCTTCACTCCAATCGTGTATTGTTGACCTTTCAAACCAGTTTACAGGTCTATCTGAGAACGAATTGTCAGTTTCTAAAGCGTCTCTGACCGACACAGTACCTGAAGAACCCAACGCATTACCTTTGTAATAATCTTGACCAACACCTTCATCCCATGTTTGAAGGTCGCCAGTTGAACCTGACACTTTTGGTATTCTAAATAATATTAAATCAAATGAGGTTGCTCTTCTTCTACCGTTTGACCATTTTGTATTAAGTAGTTCTTTATCAAAAGATGATGTGTTAGTCATCTTTAGAGTGTGTTTTAAGTTATAACTACACCCCGTCGCAATTTCTCCATCAGTTACTTTATTTTTTAAATCGTCGATATCTAAATCAAATATAAAACGAGTAAATCCTTTATTAGAAATTACGTTGTCTACATTACCATAAAATAATTCTACAACAGGGTTTCTCGCGGTGTTTGTATACGAATTATATATTAAAGTATCATTTTTACTAAAATAAGACCTGTGGAGAGACATAGTTACTTTTTATAATAAATATTCAGTTAATCCGAATATTCTTATTAAGTAATTTATCTTGAGCGTCTAACAATTCTTTTAGTAAGTCATCAACTTTAACCCCATCCACACTCTGTGGTACAGGAGGTAATCCAGGATATGCATGAACGTGACCAACTAAGAATCTTATTATTAAATTAATTAATTCCAATAACTCCTCCCCTCTTACTAACGATGAGGTTTTTGGTTCTATTTCATCGGCAAACGTATTCTCACTAATACCATAAAGTGTATTTGTTAAGTCAATTTTACCCGAACTCTTTTTTTGTGAAAGATGGGACAATAAATAAATTTCATCACCACCTACAACCCCGACAGATTTATCAAACCTCTTAGTTGTTTTAGGAATTATATTTTGTTTAGTCGGTTTAAATGGTACGTTACTTGTCTTTTCTTTATCATATACCAAACCATAACCCGGACTTAAGTCTATTGTTGTTATTTTTACACCCGAAAATAATAGACCTAAGTTATATTGTTCTTGCATATTTGTACTTGGTGTTACACCACCGTACTTGTCAAAAATATTTTTTTGTGGTCTAAAATAAAACGGGAATGTACTTCCTTGGTCAAATCTTTGTGGCTCACTTATGGTAACACCTTCAATATCTTCATTAACAACACCACTAATACTACCTTTAACTAAACCTTCTAAAACATCGTTAATGAGTTTTATAGTTTGTAACATTGACTTATTAGTAAATGAGACTGTGGTTTGTAATAACTTGGAAGTTTGTGGTATTACTGTGTCTACGTTCATAGATGCGGTAGTAATCTCTAATCCCTCTTTTTGTGCAATATTGTAGATGTAGATATTTCCTGTAAATAAATCATTACTATTTTCAGGATTTATTATATTGTATTCCACAACCTTTTTAATGTTTTGATGCTGAAAATTAAAAATATACTTTTTTTGTGGTTGACCATATACTGTCCTACTATCAAATTTAGATAACTGTATAAAGGCTCTTTTTTCGTTTTTTCTAGGTACTTGACCCCTATTATACTTTTTATTTTTTCCGGCTCTGAGTAAAACAGTATTATCTTTTATTACAATATCACAACTACCCCTACCGTATAACCCGATATCTTCAGGTTCTGTGTATACACCTTTTACATCTTCATAAAAATATTCACCCTCTTCATTTAGTAGATTGGGGTATTGCTTATTTCGAGTTCCCTCGTCAAAATTGGCCACCGCAGATTCATACCTTTCATAATCGGCGGTTGTCGGAGAACTATAGACTCCACCTATATAAAACTTGTCTCTGTCACCCTTTCTTGTAATATTGTTATAAAACAAATGTACAAACTCATCTTCTTTAGGTGGTGTATTAATAAAAAAAGGAAGTAAGGGTTTGAATAAGAAAGGGTCACGGTCGTCCCATTCTTTATAAGTTTGTTTTCCATTATTCTCATTTGCAATTTCACGGTCTCTTTGATTTTCCGTTTTTAAAATTGCACGAATACGGCCAAGACGTAAAGGGTCGTTACTATCTATACATTGACCTTTATAGATAATTTGAGACCTCCTCTGTTCTCTACTGTTATCTTCAGTTCCAATCATTTATTTTCTTGATTTGTATTCCTTTAATATTTTATTATAACTGTCTTCTAAAGAATCTAAATGACGAGTAAGTTTAACAAGTAATTTTTTAGTCTCTTCAAAATCTTCACTGATTTTTTGTAAACCAAATTCTAAATCTTTATTAGGTAAAGATTTGTAGTCATTAATTATTGTTTTAATCTTTTCTTCCATAATTACATATTTTTACCTGTACATCTTATTGGTCCTGTGGCCACTAATCCGACAGCAACAGGAGCACACCATGTGTGTACTGAACCATTTTCTAATTCTTCATCTTTAACACCTTTAATTTGTTGAAATATTGACGGTAATACCAAATTAGGTGAACCGTCAGGCATTCCACCGGTCGGTAACCCTAAACCCTGTAAATTTTCTGTTATTTTAGCCATTGACCTTGTAGGTGAACTACCTGGTAATAGCCCAGAAGACGCCAAAGCGAATGTAGGAGGTCTACTACCGCCTGGTATTGCCAAATTTAATAGATTTAATATTTCATCAACAACACTTTTGCATTGTCTCCAATCAATAACGGCAGATGCTAACTGTAATAATACATATAAAATTCCTGTAATTACCTTAAGCTGCGCATTTTTTGACTCCTTTATTATCTCGACCATTAAAGTTTCCACAAGTAATCTAATATTTTTCTTGAGTAACTTGAATAGTTCTTCAATAAAGACGGATGATATTCTACTAACTAAATTTATTAAATAAGTTTTAAAATTTTCTATAAATGTTGCGAAATCCTCAACAGCGTCCGCGATTGTATTACCCACTGAGGTGCCCAAAGATTTTAACACAATCATTAATCCTAATAATACCTTAGGTGATAAAATTGTAGCTACCACCGACATAGGTATTATCTTTAATAGACCATCTTTTATTGCTATATCAATATTTATACCATCAGGTAGTTGTAATTTCCAATTTTCATTCTTAGCGGTTTTTTCGATTTTTTGAATAAAGGCATCAACTTTCTGATTGTCTGGTAACTCTCTTATTTGTGTTATATCCTCAAATATTGACTTTGTATCGACAGGTAATTTTATGTTACCACAATCCTCAAACTCGGTCACACCTAAAACCATATTATTAACACGATTTTCAATATTTCTTAAATCTGACGGAGTCATTTCAAAAAACGACTGGTCTATTGTATCCAACGCGGATAGTTTAGCAGTACCTGAAACATCGATTTCTTTATTACTATCAAAACACAAACCTAAAATTCTCTGGATTATCTTTTCAAATTTTGTTTGTTCCTCTTTATCTGACGTTGATAGACCTCCTGAGATATCAATAAAATCAGTTAGTGAATTCATTATTTTTGGCATTAATCCATCAAAATTTAACATATCGATAGATTTATAATAATCTACCAAAAAATCAGATATTCTATTTAAGTTAGGTCTATTTCTAAGAGTTATTTCATAATAATCACCAAAGTCACCGTTACCGTTTTGAGTGACGTATTTAATGTCCATTATTTGTCTTCCTGATGCACCTATATAATCACTATTAAACTCGTCGTTTAATGAAGTACCCTCATTTTGTAAACGATTGTACAATTCCTTATCCATCGGAAAAGGAATCATACCTGTAACGGGATTTTCTTTTTCGTATAAAATACTGTTGAATCCCTCCGTAGGGTCCTTTTTAAGTAATTTAAAAAGGTCAATCTGATTCACCCTGACATATATTTTATTAGAACCTGAACTACTTTCGTTCCCTTCAAACGTTTGTTCTTGGGAACATCCCGCAACTTTTAAACTTTCATCTACAACTATTTCTGAAATTCTACTTTTAGTATTTTGAGATGCGGTAAGAACCTGTTTTATCAAAAAATCTATAGTTTTTGAATTACTCGTTGGTTTACTTGGCATAGAAGACTTAATTAAGTCTATTAATTCTTCATATTGATTCTTTATTTCAGTTTGTAATCTTTGTTTAGCGTCCCCTAATTCGTTAAGTTGTTTCATGGACTCACTTTTAGATAACTCAAAATTGTTACCTAAAGATAGTTTTCCTAAAACTTTTTCAGTTGCCTGTGTCTCAATAGTAGTCTTATAAGAATTAATCTTATTTGCTGCGTCACTATACCCCTTATTCTTATCTATAGACATAGTTAACCCATTTTATAACCATCGTCTTTTTTTTCGTTGTCTAAATCTTTCTGTATTAGGGATTGTAAAACATCATCATCCATTTCCGCTAAATTAAACTCCTCATCTGACGTATTTGAGGATTTCTCCCATATAGATGATTGTAATTTAGAAAGAGATAACTTTTTTTCGATAGTGTCGTTTATTATCTTTTGTTGTTCTTTTATTACAGGACCGATAACCGCCATATCTTCGGCACCTTTTAACAAACTCAACATCTTATTTTGAATCCTTATTGCAGTTGCTCTTTGTTCCACAAGTTCATTGTAAATTTCCTGCATTAAACTCAGTACTGAATCCTTACTTAAAACGATTTCTTTTTTCTTAGGCCTTCCCATAATACTATAAATATTTAAGAATGGATTTTATAGATTATTCAACTTTACTGTTAAATCAAAATAAAGATTTTTGAACTTTTTCATAGAAGTTCTTATTTCCTTGGTACTCATATTGGTCATTTCCCTAAGGGATAATAAAATTATGTTTTTATTAAATTTGTTATTGTCCGTTCCTATAAAAATTTCTTCATAGTTTTCAAATAACTCTAAAAGTGCGTATCCTAATTTTATCTCGTTATTATTTAAATTAGTTTCCTCTATAAACTTCTCTAATTCTTTTAAAAATTCTTTTATTATTTGTTCCGCAGTAACTTTTTCATACTCTAAATAATAAATCATGTCGGGACGACTCTCAATTTTAGAGCTTATATCCTCGTAAGATATTTTTCTATTTTGTTCCTTTTGGTCTTTTATTATTTGACCCATTAAGTAATTTTTACAAATAGTGCCAAAATAAGAATACGCTTTTTTATTCTTATCCGGTTTAAATTTATCAACTTTGGTCATTAAAAACGAATGTGTGTCGTTATGTATATCGATAAAATCCATATTTTTACGATATAGTTTATATCGTCTAATAATAGACTCAATCATTTTATCCAAAGGAGCCCTTAAAAACTCATTGTAAATCTCATTTTTTTCCGTCCAAGTTGAAGCGGTTAAAAACATCCTAACCGCTTTTTCTTCTCTAACATCAAAATAATTTTGAGACTTCGCCTTTCTACCTCGTTTTTTTTTGACCTCGGAGTTACTACTTTCTCCTGTAAGATTCATTAAACTTCACCTAATTCATATTTTATGTTCCTATCTTCCTTGAAGAAATGTTCTTTTTTCGCAGAGTCTAACCAAAAAGTAACCTCATCCTGAGTTAACGGATTCTCCCCAAAACGATATTTCCAAAAAACTGACCCTTCCCTCATATTTGAATGCTTATACCCAATTCTCGGTATTGTCATAATACTAACCGAGTTATATGTCAACCTAAGTAATAGTTCATACACGAATGTCAACTTCATTGACTTCTTAAAACCTCCAAAGTCGTTAAAAATTGATTTTTTAAATACCATACCACTTGTTTGAAAGTTTTGATAGTTTAATAAAACCTCGTTTGTTAAGTATCCAATTTCGCTATTCATATTTGCCGCAAATGTGGCTTCATTTGTGAATCCGGCGAAAACACCTTTTTCATCAGTATCGATAACTAATGGTAAGAATCCTTTAACTTCAGGGTACGCATTTGAATATCTTTGTACATTCTTAAACCATATACTGGAGTACTCATCGTCAAACTCAAATAAACTAACCCATTCATTCGTAGACTTTTCCACGCCTAAATTTACTTGACTACAGAAGTCCGTATCTCCTTCGTTATGAACAATATTAGTGGTAATACCACTAAAATCGAAATTATTAATATATGTTAATAGTGATTCTTCACCTGAATGTACTAAAACTAATTCTATTTCATCAATTACTTCTTCATCATCATTGTTCTTTAAATCTTGATTTTTAATTGATGTTATACATGACGTAAATAATGTGTCGAAATTCTTATGTTTTGACGACTCGACTGGTAAAACGATAGATATATTTAATTTTTCCATTTTAATTAACCTTCTTCTTCAACTTTTATTTTTTCTAATTGACTTTCAAATACTTCTTTTCTTCCTGTAGAATAGGATGAAAACAATTCAATTATTTTATTATCAAACTTTTCTTTATCACTATATTGAGTTGCGGTATTATAACCTTTTTGGTGTAAATTATCACTTATATTATCTTCTAACCAGTTCTGTATAAATTCTGCTAGAATGTCATGAATATTATTTAATTCATAAGTCCATATTCCATTTTCATCAGACATCCACTCAGGTTTCATATGTGGGACTTTACCAATAACAGGTGTTTTAGTTATCATTGACTCAATAGGAAATGTTCCAAAAGCTGAAGTATCATCAACCCACACAGAAACGAAGGAGTCTTTGAGGTATTCCGCAAATTCGTCTTGAGATAGCCCCCTCATATCTCTAAATGTTATCCAACGATATTGAGGGTATTTTAGATAAAATGTCTTAATAATTTTCATACTATCCCTTTGGTCTCTTGTATGGATAGAAACAATAGGTTTAGATGGTAATTCCTTAGGGTTGAACCTTTCATTAATGAATGGTTCAACTACGTCAAAACTAACACCTTTCATAATTTCAGAAATATACTCTTTTTGTGTATCGCTTGTAGTAATACATTTCATAAATCCGTGTGTTGTCCATGACTCTCCGGGTTTTATAGTTTCTAACATGTGGTCATATGCTTGACATAACACAATCTTAGCACATGATAATTTAGATACTTGCTCCATAACGTGACCATAAATTTCAGGAATAACAATAAAATCCTCAGGTGAGACCTTTAAGTCTTGACCCTCAATAGATACGTGAGGTATATCCATATATTCACTACCCATCCAAGACTCGACTCCTGAATAATCGTTCTTTTCGTGCATAATCATGGAATTAAATCCATTATTCTTTAGCGTTAATGCCATGTCATAAATAAATCTAACACCCGCTTTAGCATTACCTTTAGTGTCTTGTACTAAAAAGTAAATTCTATGATTTTTTTCAGTCAAGTTTTTTACTGACTGTTCTACTTTCAAAATAGTTTCTTCATTCATTTTTATAAATGTTTTAATATTTGATGTTTTAATAATGTATTAAATGCAATTTTAAAGGGTATACTTAAGTCTCTTGTACTATGTACACCTAAGTTATTATCGACCTCTTCTTTTTCTATCATGATGATTTCTAACATCATTTTTACGACTTCAAAAGAGACTAAATTAATTGTTTGTTCTGTATCACCACTTAAGTTACCATCAACAGACATATTAACAGCATCTGTTATACTATCTAAGTCTACGTAATACATTTCACCTAAAACTTCTATCATTAGATTAATGTTTTAATTGTATCTTCGAGTTCCGATATACACTTAATAGTATAATCGGACTCATATTCTTTATTGTATGTTGTTTCGTATTTAATCAATATTTTATCTTCAGATTTTAAAGATAAAATATCAGGATTCGATGTAATAATAACATCAAATCGATTAAAAGTATGCTCTAAAGTAATTTTAGAGTAAAATTTAATATTTTCAATTAAACACCCGTACTTTGAGAGGAAAAATAAGGTCGCCGGTTTTGATTTACCTATTTCGTCAGATATTATAGTTATTTCATTTTCGTCTCTATAATTTATATAAAAATCATTTAAAATGTTAAATGTATTACCACTTACAGAGGGACTATGTCCAAATATATTCATGGGGAAATCAACATAAAAAAAATCATATAACTCATCATTATCCTTAAACTTAAAATGATTGATTAAATCTAAAGAAGTGACAGGTAAATTTAATCCGTACTCAAAGTCATTTTCTTCTTCAGTATCTACCCATTCTTCCTCATCCTCATTATACTCTTTTGTTTCTTCAACCTCATTTTCATTTTCTAAATAAAATTTAGTGTATACCTGTTCAGTTTTGGTAAACACATCTCGTACAACTCCATTTAAATCTATCGCAATCTTCATTAGTCGTACTTATCTAATATTTTAGTGATAAGAGGATTTCTTATTACATCTTCATTTTCAAATTCAAATACTCCTATTTTTTCTATTTCACGAAAACGATTTAATGCGTCGTATAATCCTGATTGTCTTTTATCTTTATATCTATCTGTTTGGTCAACATCACCCGAAATAAAAAACTTAGAATTAAACCCAATTCTTGTAAGTAATAGTTTCATTTGAGACGGTGTGGAATTTTGAGACTCTTCGAAAATCAGTATAGAATTATCTATATTCATACCTCTCATATAAGCTAAGGCGAATACTTCAATAACATCGTTATTTTTTAATTTTTCTCTCGACTCTTTACCTATTATTTTATTTAATAGATAGTAAGAAGGGAAAATGTACGGGTCTAGTTTCTCTTCTAGATTACCTGGTAAGGAACCTAATTTTTCTTCTGCTTCAACTGCGGGTCTTACTATGATAATCTTCTCATAAGAGTTATCACTATCCAATAACAAGTCAATCGCGGCTCTCATAGCAACGTAGGATTTACCAACACCTGCGGGTCCAGAACATATAGTTATCTCATTATCTATTAATGTATTATAATAGTGTTTTTGATTTTCAGATAAAAACTTTTTACGTGATACCTTACCTATTATACTTTTGATTTCTTCTTTCTTTATAACTTTATATGGCATAAATTTTTTTTTTAAAAATAACAGGTTTTGTGTAAAACTAAATGTTTGATGATTAACTCACTAATTTAAATGAGTAGATGGTCTTGTATACTACCTTTCCTAAACCACGGTCTACTAATTATTCCTGACCATGCGTCCATAGTGGCACCCATATCAATACATATTTTACCATACTCATCTCTTAATATAACTCCATAATCTTTTTGTAAACCGACCCCTAAAAAAACAATATCTTCTTTTATGTCTTTAAATTTTTTTATAAAGTCTGACCGATTTTCGAAATTTACATTCTTAGAGTGTTCAGTATAACCGATATTAACTCCAAAAACCTCATTTAACTTATTTCGTTTCATTATTGAAACATTAGTACTAATAATGTGAAAATCATTACCTTGTATAAGGTTCTTTACTCCTTCAACCGAACCCAAATCCTTAGACCTACTTACTAAATGATTACATATTTTTAATGTGTCACAGTTGTATCCTACAGAACTAAAAAAATCTTTAGGTATCATCCAGTCTGAAAAATTTAAACCTGGTATATTATGATTTTTATTCATTACTCCAACGACATCTGATTTAGTAAACGCATTTTTTAATACCTCACCCCAAGAGTCATAGAAATAATTTATCTCATTCGGATATTTAAATCCCCAGTTGCTCATACCGCGAGATAAAAAACTATTACTTCCATTTCTTTTTAATATAAAAATTTCACCATCACCAAATCTAGTAAGTGAAAACGGAGTTTTTGTACTAATTTTATCTTTTAATAACATAACGACTTCAGAATCGCTCATATTCGGTTGAAGATATGTCATTGTTTTACTGACCATGGTGACGAACTAATTAATAAATTCAAATCAATATTAATGTCTTTATTAAGATATAGTGATTCAACTTCTTCTATTGTCGTTTCTTTAGTTAATTGTAACCCTAAATCTTCTTTTCTATTAACTGATAAATAATAATCTTTAAATTTAAAATCTCCACCTATTAACTTATTTGATATTCTAATTCTGGCATTTGGTATCCCGTAAGCATCCGCCATAATTAAACCATGTAAACTTGAGGATAGTACATTCTCAACTTCAAGAATCTCATTAATGAACTCTTTCTCTCCTGAGCATATGTCAATTACTTTAAATCCTTTTTTCTCCAAATTTCTTATTGACTCCCTATCTCTTGCGGATTCAAACTCAATATAGTGAGGAATAATACCCCATTTATATTTTTTTTCAATTTTAGGATTATATATCTTTGGATAAAGTAAAGCGGGGTCTCCATATACTTCGGGACAATCAATACCTTTTTTTAATAGTTCTTGTCTAGTTAGCGGTCCTCTAACCGCGTATACTCTTTTAGGTGTTTGACCTATCATACCTCGGTCTATACATCCAGTACCCCACACAATACTATTAGGTTTAGTAAATAGCATTACACTACCGGTGGAGTATACTGAATAGTTTCCGTTAGGTTGTTTTACGTTGAATACATCTTTTTCTGATATATCGGTATCAAATAATTCATCTATAATTTTATAAGGAACTAAATCACCCCAATTATGAGTGTTGTCGGGAGTTATTGTTCGGTCATTAAATACATAAGAAGGCTTAGACATAAAGTTTTTTTTCATTATTGTTTGATACAATTGTTGTTGGTTTTTATTAGCTTCTGTAGAAACCGAACCGTCTTTTTCGTGGTGAAAATAAACAAATAACCCTTTCGGTATTCTTTTACCTATGTAACCTTCTTTAGACATTCTTATCCAAAAATCGTAATCTTCCCATCCCTGTAAATTCTCATCATATCCACCAACATAGTTATATGACTCTCGACTGTATAGTGAACTATTAACAATAAAAGGACCCTTCATCAGTTGGTCTTTAGACCATTTAGGTCTTTTTTCCAAACCCTGAGTTTCACCTATGTGATGTGTATCACAATAAACTGGGCTTACATTAGGGTTGTTTTTTATGATATTTACCGCAGTTTTAAGGTACTCAGGTAATATCATATCATCAGCATCTAATGGTAGGATATAATCTCCTGTACCTTCCATAACCGCTCTATTACGTGTTGAGGATACTCCACTATTTTCTTTATGTATGACTTTAATACCGTCCTGTTCCTCTAGTGTATCTAACTTCATTAAACAATAATCATCTGTAGAACCATCATTAACTATTATTATCTCAAAATTAGTATATTCTTGATTATATACTGATAAAAGTGTGGGGTTAAGTCTTTTAGCGTAATTATAAATTGGCATCGCAATCGTAACCAGGGGCTCATTACTTTTAATGGGTTTTCTTTTAAATTCTGTAGGTATCAGAACAGGTAAATTGTCCTTGTATCTCTCCACGAACTCGCTTCTATTTATATTCCACTGTTCGTTAGTTTGACCAACCGATAAATGAGTTATCCTAATATCATAAAATACACCTATCTTAACTCCCTCTATAAAGTTTCTAAACGAAAAATCAACATCGTAAAAGTGAAACCCTTTCACATCTTCATTAAAGGTCTTCTTTATATTTTTTTTATTTAACGCGATAAATAAACCATCAACAATTATAGTATCGTCTATCTTTGTCCCTTTGGACTCACTGTATTTTGATGTCCATTTTTTACCGTCCTTTTCGTGATTTACAATACCGAACATTTCAGTATTTATCTCCCACCACATTCCCGATTTTGGTAAATATTTACTTCCGGCAGCTCCTAATATACCATAATCTGGATTTCTTTTAAAATGTTTTAATAATTTACTACCCCAATTTTTCTTTTCAAAATAAATGTCATCATGACATAATACTACAATATCATTAGTCGATTGTTCTAATATAATATTATACGCCTCAGTTAAAGAATGTGTTCCAGGATTCTCAAAAGGTATTATTTCAACCTTATGTAGACCGCATGACTTCTCTAAGTAATCACGATATTTCGGGTCAATCTCTTTAGTACAATATCCGATAGTAATCATTAGTCGTCAAATACTTCTATCTCTAATGTCTTTTTTACCAATTCAGTCCACTGTCCGTTGTACCGAGTACCCTTTACTATATGATTATCTATCCAATGGTAGTTACCACCACGAGGTTTACCCATAAGTAAATTACTATACTTAAATCCCCACTTATCTAACCACTCTTCAGTAATTTCCCTTACTTCTTCAGTTCTAGACGTGAAAAAAGTTATAATATTACCTTCATCATACCATTTATTTAAAATATCAACCGCTCCATCATATGGAATAACCTGTTTCATTCTATCAGGCTCCTCGTTTGGAACATCGTCTGTAATAGTTCCGTCAATATCTATGAGATAATTTTTTATTCCATTAGGTAGTGTGGGACTTGTATTATATCCCTCATCGTCTATTTTACTATTTAATGTTATTTCTTTTTTCATGACTTTTTAATTTCCTGTAGAACCAAATCCATTGTTGTTTCTATCTTTTGTTTTTATTTCGTTCACCTTAACTAAATCAATTTGATTACCTTGTGCTACTGGACAAACAACTGCTTGTGCAATTTTATCACCGACATTAATTGTCTGAGATTCATTATTAAAGTTAAAGACTATTACTTTAATTTCTCCCGTATATCCATAATCAACTGTACCAGGTGTGTTAAGAACTGAAAGTCCCCTTTTAATTGCTAAACCACTTTTAGGTCTGACTTGAATTTCACATCTTTCGGGTACATCCAGGTATAGACCTGTTGGAATTAAAGCCCGACCAAAAGGTTCTAAAGTAACCGATTCATTCGCTCTCAAATCAAATCCTGAGTCCGTAGAATATGCGTACTCAGGTTCAGGATTGTCAGACTTATATACATAATTCAAAGTTATTTTAGGGTTTTCATATTGTTCGTTAAAGTTAGATTCTAACTCTTCCATATTTACACCTAAATTTTTTAATAACTCATCCGGGTTGGACATGTCTATATTAGTTAGTTTAGACTCAAGGTCTTTTAGTGTTTTTAAACTGTCTTTAAATTCGTTAATTTTTCCTATCATTTTAATTCGTATATTTTTTTCATTACATCGACTAATACCTTTACGTCTCTTTCACAATAATCTGCAATAGGGGTTAGTCCATTTGCATTCCAATAAGTGTCGTGAACCATATTACCTGAAACTTCACCCGTTTTAGGACTGTCAACATTTAAAGCAACACACATGAGGTCCAATGATGCAGGTGAGTTAAATGAACCAAATTGCCACAGTTCCTTAGTGTCTACCGCTTTTAAATCCCATGGTTTGGTACCTAATGAAGGTAATATCTTTGGTGGTTTAATACCGTTGACCACAAATCTCTTTGATAACATTGGCATATCAAATCCTTTTATATTGTGACCACAAAGATAAAAGTCTAGTTTTAAAACTTTATTAAGTAAGTCTTTCACTCCGAGGAGTAATTTTTTTTCGTCATCCTCAGCGAATGTTGTGGTATGTATTTCACCCTTAGGTGTAATAAACGAGAATGACGCAACAATTATTTTTGAGAAGTCTGAAACTAGTGCCGCATGATTAGTGAAAATCTCATCTAAGTCTTTACCAACATCTTCAGGATACCTCTTCTCGAACCAATTACGGTAGCTCTCAAAAAGTCTACCCATTTCAGGATTTTTGTTATTTAGAGTAGTATAATCTTTTTCAACTCCGACAGTCTCTAAATCGAAAAACAGTAATTTATTTAATGGTACGTCAATCATCTTACAACTTCTTTATAAATTTCTGACCTTTTTTTAGTGACCGTATCCATATCATATGTTCCATTAACAGTTTCATACAGTCTTTCACCTAAATCTTCAGCAAAAGTCGGGTTTTTAATTAATTTTTTAATATGCTTCGCCCAATCAGACTTATTTCTGTGCTTGTCAACCAAAAGCGCATTACCGTCAGTAAATTCACCTTTATTTAGTGCGTGTTTTAAGTCTATCGTGTACGGTCCAACATCTGAAGCAATTAACGCTTTTTTATAAAAACCTGCTTCAATTACTTTAAGTTGTGATTTCATTCTGTTGAACATGGTATCTTTAATCGGAGCCAATGAAACGTCAAATTTTGAGTAGTTTTTTGCATATGATGTAACTGGCTGAGTCCACACCCTATGGTAAAAGGCGTTTTTATCTGTGTAATCTCCATCAACTTCAAACTTCATTAGATAATTAAAATGGTCTTCACTGATAGTCTTGTAATTATCTGTGAATATTTCTTCATATTTTTTCCAAACAGTTTCCTCAGGTTTAATTGGTCTTTGTTTACGTTCACCTGTTTGAGGGTTTATTTCAGTCACATTACCTCGAATATCAAATCCACACACGTACATCTGATATTCGTCCTTAAACTCTGTCAATTTACTAACAGTTCCATTAATTAACATCAAATCGTGTAAATGTGAAGAACCTCCTAACCAACCAAAACGAAGTTTTTCGGAGTTTTCAGTCACCTCGTTAAATTGCTCTTCATTTGGGTCAACCGCATTTGGTAATACAAATACGTTTTTATTAGTCTTTTTAATTTCCTGTGCAAATAATTCAGTAGTTGTTGTCACAAATCTAGCAGCCTTAAGATTTTCTTGTATGTGAAAACTTAAGTTATTTGATTTTACTAACTCATATGCAGGATGCTCTTTTCCTGGCAGCCAGTAATCGTCAATATCACAGATGGTAACAATTCCCCAATCGTTAAGTTGTTTAATTATTTTAGGTGAAGTGTTGTAATCCTTACCAATAACACGGTGAAAGTGGACTATCTGATATTTTTTCCAGTATTGTTCATCGTTGATTTTAGGTTCATAGTCAATATCTACATGAAACTCTTCTGAATAATTATTTTGTAGATATACATGAGGGTCTACAGACCTAAATTTACCAACTCCTGTACGGTCAGACGGTAAGACTAAGACATTAATTTTTGACATACTTTTTCAGTTTAGAAAAAATATACGAAAAAATACCTATTAAGAAAAGTTATTGTTTTACTTTTTTGATTTTGGTAACCCTACCCTCAAAAATATGTTTTCCTACTCTAAGTGACAATGTTTCATTTGTCTTTTGGTTACCTTCACTAATTAAACCCGCTTTACCTAATTCTTCTTTAACCACATCTCTTACAGTATCTCTAACAACGTCCCTAATCATTTGTTTTAAATCACTATTGTAAGGTACACTATCAGGGTTTTCGTTAACCACTTGTTTTTGATTTGTATTCATTAATCTAGCAGCGCCTTCTACAATTTCATTAGAAAGTGTGGGGCCTGACATTTGTGGTTGAACGATGGGGTTTTCAAGCATTAATTTTTTAATCTCGTCAGGTAACTTAGAGTTTAATACCGCATCATTTGTTATGGGTTTAGTAGAAATTGTTTCTTGAATATTTGGCCGTTGTTGTACCGGTGGTTGTTGCGCCATCTCTGAAGGTATATTATACGTTGCATTAGTATTTTCATTAACCATAGATAGTCCTTCACTCTGACCTCTTGGTACTTCATTATGTTTGTCCATAATTTTTTTGGACATTGCTAATTTTTGCATTAAATCACTCATCTGTTTCTGTATTAAATTGTGCGTTTAATATAACCCTATCCATGCTGTTATCACCGTTAGGATTATACCCTGGTCTCACCTCTGTAAAATTATCTGTAGTTGGTTGATAAGTAAATATTTTATCTGCTCTGAACATTCTCCATCCTGGTAATGGTTTTTCCCCTATTGATGCGGTGTGAGACGCACCATCTAAATCCCACGCCCTTATAACTAAATTACCCGCCTTACTATAACCCACACAAACAGGTTCGATTCTTCTATAACCTTTACCACCCGGTTCATCACCATCATAATAAACAGTAACGACAATTTTTTTCCTTATCGCGTCTTGAATGTCATTCAAAGACGCAACTTCATTTAATAAGGATTTAAATGCCGTCAGTAGTTTCATTGTTCTACGGTATATGGTTGACTTGAGTTATACTTATTGATTTTTATTTCATCTTTTCTTTCAAACACATCTGTTGACGTACCTACGTTTTCATTATATACGTCTAAGAATGTACCTGTACCCCTACCTATTTCATCACCATCTGCTAACGCGTCTGGATGTACTGTAGAATATTTATCTGATTTAGGTGAAAAGTCATTTTTAGGGAACAACTTCGCTCTTTCAGCTTCAGCAATCGAAGATAACTGATTATTAGGTTGTACAAAATCTAATTTATCGTTTTGAGTAGCCATTATTTTATTGTTTTAAATAATTGATTTATTTTTTTTATTTCTTCTGTTATTGCGGTATCGAATTTATTTGACCCTTTTTCATGCTTATCATGTGGGTTCACTACAATACCTTCTTTCTCGTGATTCTTAATGTATTGGTTTTCCATTCCTGTATTAGACTTAACATTTTTACCCTGTTCTAATCCCTTTCTCCACCCATCTAAAACATGGTCACACCATTTACTCATTCTATCACCACCATTTAAGATATACGGACTATCCTTTCCATCACCATTATAAGAATCAAACCAATTCTTAATCCTTTTAATCACCGGATAAGATACAATTCCTGTTTCACGTAATTCTTTATTACGATTATATCCTTCAGTATTACTATCCCCCTCAACCATCTCAAAAGATTTTTGTAAGTGATTCTTGAGTGATTCAGGTAATTTGGCTTTTCTATGATATAAATCCTTATTCATCTTTAAACATTTTTAATAACTTAGGTATTGATATACCTTCAGCATCTGCCATGTTTTTAAGGGCTTTAATATTTCTCTTAATAATTGGTGGCACTTCGTCATCTTTTGATGAAATTGTTCTATCGTCTGATTTTTGTAATAGTATCTCTTCCGCCATTTTTTGAACATCTTCCTTAGTGAAAGATTTTTCTACTAAACGTAAGGTATCGATAAACCCTTTTTTCTTTTTTAATTTTTTATTATCAGGTAATTTAGAGTCCGGTTCTTTACCTTGTTCTTTAGCTCTTTCCTCCGCTTCAGTTTTATCAAAACCAAATTCTTCGATGTATGCGTTAACAGTCTCATCAAAATTCATGTCTTCAGTTTCTTCACGACCAAAAGCTCCTGACATGTCTTCTTCCCTAACTATTGACTCACCATAATAAACTCTGTAACCTCTAGTTAGTGGGTCCTGTGTTTGGTGACCCGCGGCTACTCTCTTGTCCATTGTTGATAACCCAGGTGCTGTAGTCATAGGGTCAAGAATAGGTATTTTAGAGTTATTCATGGTCCCATCGTAGTCAACTAACTCATCAATCTCACTCTTTTCTACATTTTTTTCTAATTCATTTAATTCGTCCTGTGAATTACAAGGCTTGAATGACTTTCTCTTGGTTTTGTGGTATCCCTCACAACCAAGTTCTTTTGCAGCTTCTAAAGCTTCTTCTTTTGTTCTGAAAAGATGTGACTTCATATTTACTTTTTTTCTATAAATACATCGTTTGAAGTATTTATCATAAAAAAGAGTATGCCTGGTCAGAATATAAACAATTATAACTTTAATAAGTTAGACGCCAGACTTTCTGAACAAAAATATTTTGACATAACTTTATCCTCCGATAAGGAAGGTTATGACTCAGAGGTCGTATTCTCAAAAAAACTAATAGGTGAGGATAATAGCACTCTATTACCTATTAATATCGATTTAAATTCTGCCTTATCTAATAAAAAAGATACTTTAGTATGGGGTAATTTTTATTCAGGTAATACTCTTATTTCTAAAACGTATTATAACCCTAACAATGAAGATTTAAGTTGTAAAACCGCAACTACACTATGTGATATTGGTTTAACCGCCACAGATAATGGACTTTATGATAAAATGTCAGGTGAAAGTATAACTTTTACTATGGGTATTAACGACTTTGAGCAGTTTAACCCACATTATTATGATAGACGTTTTAAGTTACACCCTGTAACAGGTTATACGAATTCTCCCAACCAAAGATTCTCAGGTAATTCAAAAGACACTCTTTACAACATAGTATCTAAAAGTGGTAATACAGTAGGGTATTATAATGAATTGTATGGTGGATTTTACCAAGGGTTTTATAAGTTATTTGGTTATGATTATGAAGTATTCCCTGAAAGGGTTAATAAAGGGTGGACATCAGAATTACTACTAAAGCCAAGATTAAAAGAAATTTATTTTCCATCTTCAGGTCAAACTTACCTAAATGATGTTTATTCAGGTAATTCAGGTACTTTCTTTTTTATGGGTACAAGAGCTGAAAACAAGTACTATCACCCCGCTTCAGGTTCACCTGTAAGTGATACTGGTTATACTAGAGTGACTTCAGGACTTACTGAATGTATTAAAACATGTGCATGTGCCGATACTGGTGTAACTAACTCAGATTGCTTTAAAGTTTATCCTCAGACCGCAACAACTCAAGTACATAGAACAGGTAGTTGTGGTAGTTACACTGAATCAGTCCCGACAAAACTACAAGACCCCGACGAAGATTTATTTTCAAATGCTTTGTCCATACGTTTTTCGGGTGACCCCCAAAATCCAAGAATTTGTGTAAAATATATTAAATTTACAGGAGACTGTATTACAACAGGTACTTGTGAAAGTACAGGTGTCACATATTCTTCGGGATACACAATAGTAGAAACATGTTCAACTAACGGAATTTATGATGATTGTTTATATAGTGGTTGTACATTAACAAAAGACGAGTCTTGGGTTATGGTTAGTACTGTTTTCGAAAGGTATGTCACCTTAGAAGATTGCGACTTATTGAATTGGGGTGGGTTAGGTGATGTTAGGGAACTGTTCTACCCATCTGAGATTAATGGTGCGTCATATAATATGATTATGCCTCCACAAACACACAGTGGTGACACTAAAGAAGAGTTACGTTCATATATTGAACTAAATAGAAAATGGTTTGAGGATAAAATTAAAAGATTAGGTGTTCTAAAAATTTACGTTAATGGGTATCTATTCATGGAAATTGCGGATTTCGAAGAAATAATACCTCATGAATTAAACACCGAAAAAGAAAAACAGTTAGGAGTACCGTTCAATATCTCGATTGGAGGTGGTACACAAGGGTTAAGGGAAAGTTTGGTCTTTAGTGGGTGTACAAATCGTGAGGGTCCATACATTCAAGACCCTGAACTTATGCCAAATCAAACCTTATCAGGCACTAGTTTATCAGGATTAACTACGGACATTATTATGGAACCCACATTTGGTGGTACATTTATGGGGGGTATATCACAATTTAGAATGTACACTGAACCTTTGTCCTCACCACAAATACAACATAATTTTAGAATTTTAAAAGATAAATTTAACTTATATGATTTTTGGTGTGATAACTGTAAGGATTGTACTGTCGAAGAAATCGATATTAGTGGGTCTTTTAATCCTGGTTCTATAGTTTATTCATTTGATGCGTCTGCAACTACGATTTGTAACGAAGATTATAATATTAGTTTTACTTGTTTACTCGATACTGTAACGGGTGGGACAATTACTTTTGATGAGAACATAACAATATTAAAGGGAAATACAACAGGTTCTACGGGCATAAAAACTTTAAATGATTATGAATTTAGTGCGTTAACTGAAACAGGTAATTATGTGTTGTCGGCCACTACAGTATCGGCAACAACAACACCGTTTAACTGTAACTTTAAAACTAATTTTAGTTATGAATTAAGTTTTAATGATTTACCAGTTAGTCCGACACCTACACAAACAATAACACCAACACTTACACCAACTAATTCTGTTACTCCTACAAATACTATTACACCGACGAATTCAGTAACTCCGACGAATTCAGTAACTCCGACGAATTCAGTAACTCCAACTAACTCAGTTACACCGACGAATTCAGTAACTCCGACGAATTCAGTAACTCCAACTAACTCAGTTACACCTACAACATCAATTACTCCTACAAATACTATTACACCGACGAATTCAGTAACTCCAACTAACTCAGTTACACCTACAACATCAATTACTCCTACAAATACTATTACACCGACGAATTCAGTAACTCCGACAAACTCTATTACGCCTACAAATTCTGTTACACCTACTAACTCAGTCACACCGACGAATTCAGTCACACCGACGAACTCTATTACGCCTACAAATTCTGTTACACCTACTAACACATTAACACCTACTAACTCAGTCACACCGACGAACTCAATAACTCCGACGAACTCTATTACACCTACTAACACATTAACACCTACTAACTCAGTCACACCGACGAATTCAGTAACTCCATCGATATCTGTAACACAGACCCCATCTACAACTACGACACCATCCACAACCCCAACTCCATCATTAACTCCGTGTTTCGAATACTTAGTCGACGATAATGGAGATTATATAACTGACGATGATGGTAATCTAATTGTACTAAAAGATTTATGTGTAAGCCCTACACCAACACCAACTCAATCATCCACTCCAACAGTAACACCAACAATAAGTCCAACAAATACCATTACACCTACAAATACAGTAACACCAACTAATTCAATAACACCAACAAATACTATTACTCCGACTAATAGTGTTACACCAACAAGTACAACAACTCCAACAAATAGTATTACACCATCAACAAGTAATGTAGTACCATCAAGTAGGATACTATACTTCGATTTTAATGATGTTAACTCATATAATGGAGGTGCAACAGTCACAGACTTAGAAGGTAATTCTAACGCCACGGTAGTTAACTCACTACCATTTAACGATTGTTATCAATCGATAGAATTCAACGGAACTAATTCATATGTAATAACAAATACAGACCTTAATCCAAGATTATCACCCGCAAATACATCTACAGTAATATCACTATTTACTTGGGTGTACCCAACCGCGGACGGTGTGATTGTATCAGAACAAGGTTCAACATCACCTGATACAAATTGGTTTGATAGTCAAATTCAAATGTTAAATAATAAATTTATGTTTGGTGTATGGCAATATACTATAGGTGCCCCAACTTCAACTGAAGTTATAACAACGACTAGTACCTATCCATTTAATAAGTGGTATTATGTCGGATTTACGTATGATGGTACAACACTTAAGGGTTATGTAGATTCAACTAATGTAGGTAACTTAGTAAAGAGTAGACTTACACCATATAATAACGGAACTAATTCCCCATTACATTATGCATTAGCGTATGGTACTCTGACTAACTTTACAAGTGGTCAGCCATATGGTGTTGGTAGAATGGGTACGTTTGAAGTCTACAACACAGCATTATCTCAGTTGCAGATAACAAACTTATATAACAACTCATCTTCACAATGGATATGTCCTACCCCAACACCCACCCCAAGCGGTTCTATCACACCAACTAACTCAGTTACACCTACTAATTCGGTAACTCCAACTAATTCAGTCACTCCTACCAATTCAGTTACACCAACCAACTCAGTAACGCCAACCAATTCAGTTACACCAACTAACTCAGTTACACCAACTAATTCAGTCACTCCTACCAATTCAGTAACACCAACTAACTCAGTTACACCTACTAATTCGGTAACCCCAACCAATACAATAACACCCACTAACTCTGTGACACCTACTAATTCGGTAACTCCAACTAATTCAGTTACACCTACTAATTCGGTAACTCCAACTAATTCAGTAACTCCAACTAATTCAGTAACCCCAACCAATACAATAACACCTACTAACTCTGTGACACCTACTCCATCAATCAACTCATTACTTAGTTGTTATGTTGCCGGTCCATTAACTGCCGACACATCTAACGGAGCGGTATTCGATAGAAGTATTAACGTTAGTGGAGTATTAGAGGTTATTGCGGGCGCTGTTGGAGGACAGGCAGCGGTACCTGATGAATTTTCTAAAAAAGTCGCTCGTTCATTCCAATTAATAATGGACCCATTAGCCACAGGAATTACCTTATCATATCAAAATAATTTAGTAGCAACTTTAAGAGGTGATGAGGGTACTATACATGCAGGGTTACCAACGGCACAAAGAGTCGGGTACGGTAGTGGGGATGACTATGACCCTAATTGGTTAACAGATGAGGGTATATCAGGATACACAGGATATCAAGAATTCTTAGATACTCATGCAGTTAATGACATGGTATGGTACCAAAGCGGTTCCACAAGTGGTGATACGGTAATAACTGAGGTATTTGAACATATTTTACATACCGTACATCTATTTGGGATAATGGGTGCGGTTCCCGGCTCATCGACCGCGGTAAATTGGATGGCAGAAGAAAATCCAGATTGGCAAACAACAGACCTACACTTATCCATGAAACAAGCCATCGAGAATGGTATGTATGACCCAACTGACTACGCCCCTAATTGGAGTGGGGATACAGGTCAAGCTCAAGTGGCATATAAAGAGTATATGTACTTATTAAACTTCGGTATGTGGGAAATGTCCGAGTTTTGGGATGGTGGGTCGTTATCTCCAGAATGGAATGATAGTATGAGAACTCCATCAGGAATTCAAACTAATAACATTTCAGGATATACATTGTTTAATAATTACTTTGCACCAGTACTGACTAAACCTAGTTTTACAACACTAAGAAATATTTTCCAAAATAATGGAGGGGGTAGTTCAGGATATGTCGCCGATGATTGTGTAACACCAACACCAACACCAACCAGTTCAGTAACTCCAACAATAACTCCATCAACATCCCCACCCGTAGATTGGTCACCTACAGATGTAAATATAGTTGCATGGGTTGACGCTTCAGACACCACTTCATACAGCCCGTCTACCGGTACATTATCCTCAGTAAATGATAAAACAGGAACGTATGGTACCTTAAATGTTAATGGTACACCAACAATAGTTACAAATGGATTAAATGGTTTAAGTGTATTTGATTTTGATGGTAATAATGAGTTTATACAAAGTTCATCTTTTGAAACACAGGTATCGTCAGGTAATCATTGGTCTATTGGAGTATTCCAATACCATACAACAAATAACACTAAAAATTCTTTTTGGAGTTATGAAACAGACCAGACACCAAAAAGAGATTATGCAATAAGTGCGGGCGCATCTAATAATACATGGCCAGGTGAATTAGATTTAGATGGTTTATCTTCTAACCGAATTAGTTCTACAATCGGTAATCTACAAATTTGGGACTCTCAGAGTATTTCTCAAAATACATGGGCGATTGTTTCTTGTTGGTTTAACAAATCGGGTAATCAAATAGGTACAAGAGTTAATGGTAATAACGCATTTACACCTGTTAATGATTATGACAATAGTATACAGACATCTCAGGAATTAAGATTAATGAGAAATAGGGCATCAGTAGAACTGGATGGTCGTATGGCCGAGTTCTTTGCGGTTGCAGATATACCAGGAGTTAGTGGTACCGACTTAACTGATTTAGAAAAGGCGGAAGGTTACCTAGCTTGTAAGTGGGGACTACAGTCATTATTACCTTCAGGTCACCCATATAAAACAAGTTGTCCAACACAATAAACTAATATTTATAAAATAAAATGTCACAAGTAACAATTCCAAATTTGAGCGGGTTCACAGGTGTACCAAGTAATAGTGATTTATTTATTATTCACGATGGTTCAAACGCTAAAAAAATTACATACTCAGATTTATCTACAAAAATATTTTCGGGTTCTACAAGTATACAGTCAGATGGCACACAACATAATTTAACAGGAAGTATTATTCCAACACAAAACTCTCAATATGATTTAGGGTCGGCAGAGTATAAAATAAGACATTTATATTTGAGTAGTAATAGTCTATTTCTTGGGGACACAACAATTAGTGAGTCAGATTATTTAAGTAGGTCTTATCTGAGTGATTCAGCAGTACCAACAACACCAAATGACCCAGGAGTTAAGGGTGAAATTAGATATGATAATACACATGTTTATATATGTGTTTTAGAAAATACTTGGAAAAGATTTACGGTAGAGTCCGCGTGGTAATATGAATTTTTATATAAAGAAAAATAGTACTTTACCTGTATTAACCGTAGAAGTTGTGGTTGATAGTAGAAACACATTTGGTAATACAAACGAAAGTTTTTCGTCTTCTACAATAACTTTTAATATGAAAGACGTCGAAACCGATATATATAGAATTGTTGGTAAAAGTGTCTCAATTAAAGAGAAATATTCTACAGGTGACAGTCCATTAAAAAGTTACTATTTAGAAACACAATTCACATCAAAAGAAACCAAAAACATTGGTAGTTTTTTAGGTGAATTTAAAATTACAAACTCTAATGGTACAGAAATTTTACCGATAGAAAATGAAATTATTATTAACATAATTGACTCGTTTGCTAACCCTGATTTGTGTTGTCGACCTAATAGAAGTTAAAGTATTAAAAATGTTGTATACTAAAGAAATAAAAGATAAAATAAGTGAATTAGCCGATAATAGTTCTGATAACTGTACTTCTATCGGTTATGGATTTAAAGAAGTCAACGGAAAATTAACTAGAGAAAAAGCCATAATTTTCACGTTTAAAGAAAAAAAACCAATAGAAGACTTAGAACCGAACGAAATAATTCCAACATCAATTACGATAGGTGATGAAACATTTAAGACTGACGTAAGTCAAGGTGAAGACGAATTTGTGGTATATGAAGCCTGTCCATCAAGTTTTTACTCATGGAGTTCAAATTCAACCTTAAATCCTACGGGAGCAACTACACCGTCACAACAATCTCAAATAAGACCTATTAAAGGCGGTCTACAGGTTAGAAATCAAACGAAAGGTTGGGTCGGTACTATGGGATTTGTCGCAGTGGATAATGAGAACGATTCTTTAGTGGGTGTCACTAACGCACACGTAATGACTGAAATATTTTTTAGAGCGAATGAGTCAGGAAGAGGAGTTGAAAACGTTTACTCCGATAATATCGGTCAACCAAGTGATACGGTAGTTCAAAGAGTCGGAGTAACAAAAAGGTATGTTCCTGTACAAGGAGATTCATCAGGTGGAATAAACTATGTTGATGGTGCATTATTCACTTTAGATTCGTCGGTAGTTGACGAAGATGAGTCTTTTAAGTATTATGGGCTTTCTTTTACAGGGGCACCTGAATTCGCAACAACTGCAGAAATAGATGACTTAATAAATAATGATTATAATCTTTATAGTGTTGGGAGAACAACAGGTGCAAAAGGTGAAGGCTTAACAAAGTTAAAATTTTTAAGTTATAATACTGTTTACGTAAACAACAATTTAACATCTTCCAATGATAGAATTTGTAGATACGATGATGTTATTTCATACGTCGCAAGTGCGTCAACAACTACCGACGGTGACGCATGTTTTTACCCAATTAATAGTGGTGACTCAGGCTCTGCTTTACTCGCGGATTTTAATGGTACTCTTAAAATAATTGGTCTTAGTTTTGCTGGTTCAACATCAGGAAGTCCTGATGGTTATTTTACAGTTGCAAGGGCTTGTAGGATAGATAGAGTTTCACAACAATTAAATATAAGTGCTTTTACCGGTCAAACAGTTAACTATAGTGATACTTTAAATGTAGATGTTCACTACGAACCTGGATTTTCATCATTATCGGCAGTGACTATTAACGGTAATAAATACTATCAGTTAGGCACTGTCAATTAATAAAATTGATGTATTTATAAAATAAAGTTATATAAATGGCCCAATTCGCGGAAATATCACTTACAAATACCAACCTAACTGGTTCTACTAATTTTTTTAGTGTAAATATAAAAGATTGTGCCGATTCAAACTATACTACAATTGCAACAGGTCTAACTTATTCTGATTTTCCGTATTTAGTAAATTTAGACGAAATATTCGGTTCTATTAATTGTTACGACTATCAAGTATCTGAAAGTGTGTCAAGACTAAGTTGTCAAGGACAAGAGTATACTGGAGTAACCCCATCTGTTACAGTTACTCCTTCAGTTACAACAACACCTACAGTTACTCCTTCAGTTACAACAACACCTACAGTTACTCCTTCAGTTACAACAACACCTACAGTTACTCCTTCAGTTACAACAACACCTACAGTT